CATCTAAATATAATAAGTCAGTCTCAAAAGCTAAATCTATTCCATTACGAATAAGATTCGACTTTAAGAGCGGACCCGATATGCGACCTACAGCCATATTCTCTCCTATACACGGGGATCCTGTCCCTCTAGCCTAAATTTTCAGCTTTCGCTCTTTGCTGGTTAACCACAGTTTGACCCTGCAAGTATGGTCGTACATTGCATTAATAGTATTTATCAATTAAAGAGAAAAGGGTTGACTTACCCAAAGATTAGAACGTATTCGTCTAGTATAATTCCAAACTCAGCAGCTGTTACGTTATCAATAATACCACGAGCCGGAATCCATTCTGTACCATTGTATACTTCTTTAATTCCTTGTGTTGTATTCCATCGTATTTCACCAGTTTGCGGATTTGCTCCGCGGTCGGCATCAGTGCCCTTAGGAATAACAACCCCATTAGTACCAGATATTTTATAGTATCCGTTGTCTGTACTAGCTAACATTAATCCGCCAGTACTCAAGTTATAAAAAATGTTGTCTTTAAATTCTAGATCGTCTTTCTTAATTCTGCCAGTACCGCTAGGTATTAGTTCTAGATCTGAGTCACTAACATTAGTTGAAATAAGAGTGTTGTCAATTATGATATCGTCAACTTGTAATCCATTTATAGTAAAACTATCACTATCAACAACACCAACTTGTACATTGTTGACTTTTAAAACAATTTGATTGTTGGTGTCAGCGTATATGCTTGTGCTTGCATCTTCGCTATAAACGCCTCCAAAAAACTGATGTGTAGTACTATATCCTTCAAACAGTCCTACATCAGTATTAAATCTAATATCGCCCGGATTGCCTTCTGGAGTAGGTGCTGAGCCGGCGTTTAACAAAAGATCGTCTGCTGTGAATACTGTTCCAGCATCTCCGCCATCGTAAACAGTAACAAGTACATCGTCCGCATCACCACCGTCTACAATTTGTTCAGGAATACTATCTATTCTGTCTTGAGTTCTACCAACAGGTATTTTTAATGACCCAGTGGCCTCAATATCTAAATTTCTTACTGCTAATGTAATAGCAGTATCAACTGTTGATAGTGTATCTTGTTCAAATCCTAATTCTTGTAGATAAACATAGCCAGTTCCGTTAGCACGTAGTTCTAGATTTGAATGAGAATTAGTTGTGGTTATAACATTATCAAATATTTCAATATCAGTAGAGCTTACTAAGTTTTCTAATGCAAACGAATTATCTAATATAATGTCTGTAGCAGTAATATCACGAACAGTTAAATTGTTTGTTATTTGTACGCTGTCATTTACATAAATCGATCCGGTGCCGTTAGCACGTAAGTCTAAATTTGCAGTTGATGCTGTTGTTGTAATTACATTACCGTCTACACGAATGTCTTCAAATTGGAATGGCTGATCTGAAATGGTAAAGTCGCCATCGAGTATAAAATCTCCAATAATATCTAAATCACCTGTTTGATTTACATCACCAGTTTGTGTTATACTACCGTTTACTGATAGCTCGTCAATATCAATTGTGCCGTTTACTGTTAAGTCTTGTTCAACCGTAACATCGTTATTTGGAACTAGAACTTCGCCGGCGTTGTTGGCACGTAGTTCTAAATTGCTGTGAGAGGTATCTGTTGTAATATAGTTTTCATTTATTTCTATGTTACTATCAGTTATAACAAGTTCATCAAGTACTAGATCATTGTTTACATTTATATCACCGGTGTTTATGTTTGCTGCAAATAAATCATTGTTTACTTGCACATTGTTATTTGGTATTAATATCTCACCTGAACCACTGGCACGTAATTCTAAGTTGCTAGTTGGATCTGGTACTAACTCTGTACCCACTGTAACTGTTACTTCAGTTACACCATCTACGTTATCATCAATGTACCCTGTTTTAAATACTTCGGTATATGTCCAGGCATCAATAAATTGAACGCCTAGAATTTCAGTTATTTGTCCTACAAAAATAGTACTGCCTTTTGTAATAGAAAAGTAATCGCCAGTTTGAACGCCGTAGTCAATTGTATTTGATGTAGATGTCAAAAACATTACCCTGTCAGTTGTTGCATCTTGATTTAATTGATAAGAAGCTGTATCATCATCATAAAACCATATAGCCGTACTACCGACCGAACCCGGCACATCTGTAATTTTTGCTACTTCGTTAAGGCGTAGTGTTCCACCAACAGTATTATAAATTGGTGCTATAGTGTTTATAATAACATTACCGTCTACACTTACATCTTTAAAATCAACTCTACGATCAAATGTAACTTCACCGTTTACAGTCATGTTAGTTTGTGTTCTATCGCCTGTTTGTGTTGTGTCACCAATGTGTGTTAGTGCACCTGTTACATTTGTAGATTGTAGATCTGTTATGCCGCTAACTGTTAAATTATTTTCAAATATAGCATTATCACTAATAACTATTTTTGAATATTGAGTAGTAGTAATAATTAATTCTGTCCCATCGTCAATCCAATTACCACCGTTGTACCACCCGTTAGGATTATTACCATTGTTTCCAATTGTACCGCTTGGCGTGCCCCAACCTATAGTAATACCATTAACGAGCTCTGTGAAAGATTGAAACGTTACAAATTCATCTAAGCCTATGGAGCTGGCACCAAAGCCTGCATTATTCGCTGCATCGGTGTCTAGGTAATGTCCTCTAAATGTTCTTGGTACTTCAACTGTACTGCCAAGATAATCAAATGTCAAGGTATACTGTTGTCCGACTATCAAATTTGCAGGAAGATTAAACGTAGGTAATCCAGGTCCTTGTTGTTGCCAAAGTATAATTGAAACACCGTTTGAGCTTGTTAACTTACTAATACCTCTAATAGTTCCACCGGAATGAGTTGTTTGTGTTCCGGTTAGGTCTGCTCTAAGTTCTAAATCACTATTAGGTGTGCTTGTATCAATTACATTTCCGGTGATGTTAATATCACCAGTGGTTATTGTAACTGCTTCTACTGTTTGACTGTTATTAACGTCTTGTGTAAATGTTGTGCCTTGTACTTCTAAATTATTATCAATTTGTACATTGTTGTTTGGTACTAATACTTCACCAGTACCACTTGCACGAAGTTCTAAATCTGCACTTGTTGTAGTTGTAGAAACAACATTTCCATCAAATAATATTTCTTCAAATTGTTGTTGCGAACTTGCATCTAGATCGCCTGTGATAGTAAGATTAGTAACACTGTAATCACCAGTTTGATTTCTATCACCAGTTTGGACTAATAGTCCTGTAATTTCTAAAGACTGTAAATCGGTTGCTGCGCTAACAGATAAGTCTTGTGTAATTTCAACGTCATTACTATCAACATGTACTTCGTTTGTTGATACAAGTGTTAAGTCGCCTGTAGTAGTGGTAATAAAGTTATCTTCAATATAAACATTATCAACAGTTAATTCACCGTTTAACGTAACATCACCTGTTTGTGTTCTATTGCCACTTTGATCTAACAATCCTGTGATTAATAAATCTTGTAAGTCTGTTGCATCACTTACAGTTAAATTGTTGTCTACTTGTACATTGTTTGCAGGAATTAATATTTTACCTGCTCCGTTTGCACGAAGTTCTAGATCTGCACTACTAATATCTGTAGTAATGTAGTTGTCTCGTATTTGTAAATCGCCTATTTGCGCTTCACTTAACCAAACATTATGCCATTCTTTAGATGAACTGCCTAAGTCAAATGATAGCGTAGTACTCGGAGTTAGATCTTGATCAATGTCAACATTAAATGTAAGGGTATCCGTTGCTTCGTTACCTAATAAGTTTAACGAACCGTCAAATGTTAAATCACCCGATATTGATAAATTGCCTAAGATATTTGTATCGTCTAGTAAATTAATTGCACCGGCACTTGCAATATCAACATTGCCCAACACACTACTAATTCTATTTCCTGTAAACAACAAGTTACCTGTAGTAATCTGTTCACCGTCGATAATAGTAACATTGCCGCTGGCAGTAGCAGTAACTCTTAAACGGCCAAATCCTTGTACTTCGCCTTGTGTAATAACAATACTCGATTCGCCAGTTTCTTGGTTAACAAAGAAGTTGTCGCCTATTCTAAAATCACCAAAGTGGTTTACAGTTTGATAATATATTTGACCACTGTTTAATTTTACAATTTCGTTTGTTTGTATTGCACGGCTTGGATCGTTGTCAACATAGTTGTCTACGCCGATATATCCCATGTTATGTTGTATTAGGTACATCAATGTGTCAGAACCGTCTGCTACAGCGCCGTAGCTACCGTATACACACGCTGATCCAATTGAGCGTAGCTCTGCACCATATTTTACAGTAACCCCGTCTGTGCTTAAATGTCCTGTTGAACCGTTTACAGCATACAATCCTCTGTTGGCAAAATATGTAAATGAGTTAAGCCATTCTACTCGTACTCCATTGGTCATTGTAATTGCATCAACGCCCGGTGTAATAAATGTTATTGAATGGAATAGCATACTTGCTTCTTTACTAGTGTTTAGTACACTTGCTCCGTCAACTAGTGCGCCTTTACCTGCATCGCCTTCTGCAAATCCTCTTGGATCACTTGCGCTAGTTACACTACCTGCTGTAATTACAGTTACATTTTGTATGTAAGGTGAACGTGTTGTAATTGTTGCGTTATTAGCAAAGCGGAATGCATAACCTGTGTCATTGCTACTGTTATAGTAAAAGTCTTTTACAGTTAAGTCTGTTACTGTACTTTCACCGTTTAATAAAAATATGTCTACATCGTTGTCATTTGACACAGGTTTTACAATAACATTACGCATATTAGTACCGCGGATTGCAACTCCTGCAGGAACTTCAATAGGACATGTTTCTTCGTACTCTCCCGGAAATACTAGAATGGTATCACCTGCGGTTGCTTGTGTTACAGCATGATCAATTGTAAGGAATGGCCCTTGTGGATGATCGCCTACATTTGCGTTATCGCCGTTAGTTGACACATAATACAAATTACCAGGTCTTGTGCCAATGTCAACGTTGCCAATAAGAGCAACTTGTGCGTCAATGTCTTGGCCGTTTAATAGTCTTGCTTCAATTGTCTGCCAGCGGTTTCCTGAAGTACCTAAGTTATAAGTTACGTCAGTATCAGGAATAATATTTGATGTAACGTCTGCGTCAAATGTTACACTATCTGTGTCTGCATTACCAAATGTAATGTCACCGTCTAATCGTACATCACCTGTTACATTTAGATTATTTTCTACCCAAAGATTATTAAATTCAGTAGTGCCTGTTTGGTTTGGTCTTAATTCTATATTTGTATCAGCAGTATATGTACTAATGCGATCATCGTCAAGTAATAAGTTGTCAGTTTTGACTCTGTTGGCAGTAATAGTATATCGTGCATCTAAAATCAAACTTCCAGGAAAAGGTTGTATTGTTGAGCTTTGTATGTTAAGATTTGCTATGTCTGCTTGTGTATCAGCAATTAAAGATACTGTTCTAGTAGTGTCTGAAATTTGTATTTCATTACTAGGTGAAGCATTGCGTATACCTATCTTGTTGCCTGTTACGTCAAGATAAATTAAGTCTGTTTCAAAGGCTAGATCAATGCCATTTCTTTCTAGATTAGCATATAATAACGGACCTGAGATTCTACCTACTTGCGACATTTAAAGTTCTCCTACTTGTATTTATTGGATTACTTGTCGAAGTTATGTAGTACAGTAATTGGTTTACCTAAGTCTGGTGCTGAAGAAAATTTAATATACCAACCGTCGGCATATGGAGCGTTAGGGCCGGTGAGGCTATTGGAAACGCTTTGTTCTAATGTATAGTTTGTTGTGCTGATTTGAAATACGTTCTCAACAAATACCAACACGTTTTGTGCGGCTGCTGGAACAGGATAGTCTGCATCGCCGCTTGCTAGTGGTCCAAAAACAGTTTCAGTTGCATCACCGTTTCCTAAACTTTGTTGTGTAATACCAGGATCTTGATTAGGTTCTTTAAATCGTAGTTCGCGCCACGCACCATTTTGATATGCTTCAAACTGATCGTCATTGGTGTTATATCTAAAGTGTCCATTTTCAGGATTAGCAGGACGTTCTGCTGTTGTACCTTTAGGCACACGTATACTATTAGTAGATTCCATATACACTTGATCATCTACATCAAACTGTACACCTCTACCATAGATAGTTCTTCTATTTGTATTTTGTGCCTTGAGTAATCTCATTATGTAATATCCAAATAACTCACTGTACAAGCTAGTCTACCTGTGCCACTTGCTGAAGGTCCGCCGTTAACTTGTACACTGTCACCTGCATCTAACACAACTTTTTCTGTGTCTAAAGTGAATGTTTCACCTGCTGGTAATGACAGTCTTCTTACTACTGAAGTAACTGTATCACTGTATGATCCAGCTGCTGGAACAAAGTGCAAATCAAATTCGCAAGTTTCATTCTCCGGAGTTGTTGCGCTTGGATCGTACGTGTTACAAATTAAAATATTTGTAATAGCATATGACTTATTTGCAGGCACAGTTAACATAATGTGTCTGTAGTCGCCACCACCTTGATCAATAATTGCTTCGTTTACTATTGCCATATTGTTTCCTTAAAAAAGCATACTAAAAACTAGTGCTCTGTTTTTACTTATTATCTCATCGCGTTGACTTTCAGCATTAACGAAATACATTCCTGTACCTGCCGCTTGTGATGGCTTAGCATACAAAAGTATTCCATCGTCTGGTTCTACAGGATCTATTACACCGTCAACGCCTTCATGCGGTGTGTATCCTAATCTTAAATTGTCGTCAACAACAACATGTCCTGTTCCTGTCGCGCTTAAAATTAAATCTTCTTGAGTTGTGCCAAGTGTTTTTATTTCTGTACCATGTACAGTTTGCTCAATTCTAATTCCGTATTGATCTGAATATGTAGGACGCATATCTTGTATTAAGTTACCGTCAATTTCTACTTCAACTCTACTTGGACCTGCAACACTATTATCATATACTTGTACTTTGGTGTCGCCTACTTGAACTCTGTTTGGAACAACGGTGTTAAAGAAGTTAGTGATACTATTATCAACATATTTTTTGTTTGGAATATGATCATCGTCACTTACTCGAGTTTCGTATTCAAATGTTCCTTTAACAGTTAACATACCAGGGTTAGGTGTTACGTTACCTGATAAATTGTATTGACCCATTAAATTTAAATCAACACCCGGAGTAACAATACTAACAGTTTCAATACCACCAACTCTACCACTTGGAGATCTTACACTCCATGCACCTAAGTCTGTAGTGCCACTATTTTGTGTATCTGTCCAGTTTAAACTTTCAACAAATACCCATTGGCCGTCTTCTATTGTGCCTCTGTCAACACGAATACCGGAAGCGCCATCTCTAGTGATGCCGTTCCCGGTTTCGCCTTTGTTTAGTACAATTATGTTGTCTTCAACTGTTGTATTAACAGTATCAAGAGTAGTTTGCGTTCCTTCTACAACAAGGTTGCCAGTAACATAAACGTCACCAACCTCCGTTCCTGTGTCTAGTGTAATTCTACCACCGCTTTTAACAGATACTCTATAGTTTCCGTCTGCTACTCTTAAATACTTGTCCATAAGTTATTCCTTATGCGTCTTCAGTGAAGTCTGTATCGTCAGTTCCGATTAATGTATCATCATCACCAGCTTCTTCGATTTCAACAGCACCATCAACTGCGCTTGTGCTAAAGTTCCATGCAATTGACTGTCCGTCTAATGCGTTTGCGCCTGTTGCACTTGGAGCAACGATAGTTGCCTTACGTCCTGAAATTTTACTAACTCCGTAAGTTTCACCGTCATCACCTTTTACACTAATAGCCATTTCTGTACCTGTTAGTGCTGCTGGCAGTTTGCCTGTTGTTAAGAAACGATCATATGTAGTTGCTGGTGTACCGATAGCCGCTACACGAAACTTTTTAGATCCTAATTGCTTTACAATATAACCTTCAAGTACACTTTCTGTACCATAAAAGTCTACTTTGATTTCATTACCACCTGCAGTAGCTGGTCCAAAAAATCTTTTGTTAATTGGTCTTCCCATTTTTTTTCTCCTATATAAGTAGTCCTATCCGGGTTCTATCCGGTACGCTGTGGGTTAAACAGCATAAGTCCGCCTTGCGGCACACTATTTGACAATAGTATTTATCAAAACAGATTTGAAAAAGGACATCCTTGTCCTACGTGAATTATACTCTTACGGTTTTAACATACTTAACACCGCGATATATAAAGGTTAGTTCTTTAGTCATCGTATTTCTCCTATAATAACAGATATACGATTCTTTTAACGCATGAACCTATGCGAGTCTCTAAAGCGGACTATACTAAAATTATTTAGTCAAAAAAATAGGACCCGAAGGTCCTATTTTCTCAGTTTATAAAAACTTAGCTAAAGCTAACATTACCATTAGTAATTGCAACTTTACCTAAGTAATCAGCTGCGTTACCAAGCGATGAAGCTGTGTTAGACAATTCAACATAACCATAACGTGTCATAAATGATACGGTAGGTTCGAATGTTGATGGATCTAATACAACACCACTTGACATCAATGGAATGTATGGGCAATAAAACGCTGGTGCGTCTGATTCGCTTGCGCCTTTGTAACCAACAAGTACAGCAGCATTATCTGCTGAGTAAGTGTTAACGTACACTTTCATTGCATTATTCAATGTACCAACCATCTTAGTGTTAGTTGGTGCTTCGAATGTACCTTCAGTTGTTCTTGCGAACGCTGAAGTTGTTGCACTTTGTAGAATTGTTAACGCAAATGGGCTAACTACGGCGTAGTTACCTGCGCTTCTACGTGTACGCTGTGCAATCAAGTTAGCAACACGGTTGATCTGAACAGCTAATGCAGCATGCTCGTCACCAACGAATGTAGCTGTACCTGATACAGCAGCTTGGTCATATGTTTCAGCGGCATTACCAGCTAGGCTAGATAGGCTTGCTAAAACTTCTTGATCAATCTCAGCGGTAATTTCTTGTGCTAAAGCAGCCATAATTTCTGCTTCAACGTCAATACCGTGCATTGATTGTGCATCCTGTGCAGCTTCAAAAGTCCAGCGAGCTGATAGCTTTCTTGACTTCGCTTCTACAGTTTGCTTCAAGATTTGAATGCTTAACTTACGTCCAGCTTGGCCTTCTAAAGCTGCTGTAGTAGCTGCTTTATCGTCCGCTGCGCCTGAATAGCCTTCAGCAATCTTGAATGGGCTTAACGCCTCTTCACCAGCTGTTGTGTCTGTTCCGTTTGTGCTATCAAAGCCTTCTGCGTAACGTACACGTAACGTGTGAATTTGACCAACTGGGCCGGTCATAGGTTGTACACCAACTAATTCGTTGGCAATAACAGTTGGCATAACACGTCTGATAACTGGTAGGATAACACGGTTAAGTGTTGCTACGTTACCAGCTGATGTTGCTCCAGCTGTTGCACTCTCTGACAAGTATCTGCGAGTGTTTTCTAGTGTGGCAGCCATTACGCTTTTCTTGTTGCCTTGCAGGCCTTCAAGAAGAGCATCTTTGGTTTCTGTCCAGCGACTTTCTAATAGTTCTGACATCATTATCTCCTTAATTTAATCCAGCAAGACGGCGTATGTCTAATACGTTCGATTCGTCTGCTTTATTTGTCATTGTTTTTGTTACGGGTCTATTGCCTGTTACTTCTGTGCCTTCTGATAATATTGCCTTACGCTTTGCTGGAGTCTGGCCATCAATAACTGATGGTAGGTACTTGTCAAAAGATTTTTGTAATCTAGTGGTTTGTACACTTTCCAGTAAGTCTGTCATAATCTCTTGCTGATCTCTGCTCAATGGAGCAATTAGATCGCGCATGATCTTTTCACGGTTTGCTGCTTCAACTAATTGCTTCTTCTCAGTTGCCTGAGCTTCTGCTAATGTTTTAGCTTTAGTAGCAAATGCTTTTGCTTCTGCTAGTTGTTGATTTTTAGTATCAATAACTTTAAGTAACTTAGCACTTTCGCTTTTTTCATTTAGGTAGCTATTTGCATATTCATTGCTGAATGATTCAAATATTTTGCGACCAAAATCGTTTCTTCGTGCTTCTTCAATATCTTCTTTAAGTTGACTAATTTCTCCTTTGAGAACTTTATCAACAGTTTCTGATACTGCCGTAGCACTTCTTTCAACAAAGTTAGTTTTAACTTTCTTGAAGTGTTCTTTAGCTTCACGTACTAAACGTACTTTTGTTTCTGCTAAATCTTTCTTGTCTTCATAGAACTCTGCAATCTCAGATGAAAGAGCTTCAACTACAAATTCCTCAAGCTGTGCATACTTAGATGCCATTGCTTTCTTGTCTTCGTGTAGTTCACCAACTTCTTTTGAAAGTTGATTTAAAACAAAATCTTTCATTAGCTCTGCGTTTTCACGCATTGCAATGGCATATTTTGCTTTAGCTTCTGCAAGTTGTTTACGATCTTCTGAAAATTCAGCAATTTCTTCTGCTAGTCTTTCAGATAACATGCTATCAATGGCTTCCACCATTGTTGACTTGTCGTGTTCGTATTTCTTTGCAAATTCTTCACGAAGTTCAGCGGTAACTTGTTGGCGATTCTCAGTGATCTTCGCGTCCCAAGCCGTTTGTATTTCTGCTTTTACTTCTTCTGAAAGTGCGCTGCTCTCGAAGAGTGATTTTAATGCTTCCAACATATTATATTCTCCTCGGTTATCGGAGCCCGCTTATTATTCCTAATAAGCTCTCTTTTAAATATTTTTGTGCCTTATGGTCTTCTTTAGTTGCCTGTGCTAGTTCGTATGCCTGGTACCCTCCGCGGGTGTTCATCAAGTGTTCGTATATTGGCGTTGGGTACGCTCCAGGAGCACTAGGTTGTGCAACTACGTCCACTGTAATAATTTCAAAGTCGGAAACGTTTCCGCTTCCGTCTTCTGATACGTTACCAGATCCCCTAGATGAGACACCTAGTTTAACTCCGCTTTCCAGCATTGTTTGCACTAGTTGCCCCATTGGGGTTGGTAATACTTTTAATTTACCATAACCGTTAGGCCCGTCCATCCATGTTTCTGTAATCATGTGTGATACGCGGTCTAAGTTAATGTTAAGTCCTTCTGGATGATCAACCTCTCCGAGAACACTATATCCTCCCTGGATTTGGTCATTAAGAGTTTTGACAGCCCTGCCAATTTCTTCTACAGGATATACACGTTGGTTTGCATTACGCACTCCGCCTTGTATACAAATACCTTTTAGGTATAAGTCTTTTCCTCCATTGGAATTTTCAGCAGACTCAACGACCATATTAGCTTGGTCAAATGTCAGATGCTCTCTTAAAAAGTTTTGCATTCAGATTCCTTATTTGCCGACTACAGATTTCTTGTTGTCAGCTGCTTCTGGCTTTCCTTTTTTCTCTGCACCGTGTCCTGGTTCTGATTTACCAGCTTTAGACGCTTTACCGCCTGGTACATTGATGTTTCCGCCATCTTGGTCTTTTGCGTTCAGTTCGCCTAGACCAGCATGGTCACCACTTCCTGCTTCTTCTGCTTTCGCAATATTAGCACTTGTGCCGCCCATATCGTTAGCACTTGCTACCGGTGACTTACCGCCGTCGCCATTATCGCCTGTGCCTTTTTTCTCTGCGCCGTGTCCGCTTGCTACTTTGTCAACGTACTCACGCATTTGTTCTCTATCTGATTTTGCTGACTCTTCAACTTCTTCGTCTGTAGCTTCTTCAACTTCTTCGTCAGTTGCTTCTTCTACTTCTTCGTCAGTTGCTTCTTCAACTTCTTCATCTGATGCTTCAAATGCAAATGCTTCTTCTGGCTCTTCTTCGCCTTCGTCGTCGCCTTCGCCTTCTTCGTCACCCATCATTTTTTCAAATTCTGCTTTTAGGTCATCTAAAGCATCTTCTAAATCAACTACACGGTCTTCAAGCTCTTCTTCGCCTTCTTCTTCACCGTCTTCGTCGTCTGCTTCGATGTCACCCATCATATCGTCTACTGGATCTCCGCCCATTTCAGGCTCACCTTCAACTTCAAACTCGTCTAAATCAAAGTTTTCGTCTACTTCTTCGTCTGTAGCTTCTTCTACTTCTTCATCAGTTGCTTCTTCTACTTCTTCATCAGTAGTTTCTTCAACTTCTGTATCGTCTTCTTCGATTTCAATATCTGATTCAATTAAACTTGCATAGATGTCTCTTGACTTCTCTACAACTATATCGTGGAATAGTTCTTCTGCACCAGCTTTGTCTTCATTAACAAGACGCTCGAGCATTTCTTCGAACTTATTTTTATCTGCCATTTCATTTCTCCTATAAAAGTTTTACCTATGGTAAGGCTGTCATTTGTATTTACTATTTATATAAGAATGTGTGTACAAATAGGCTCAAAACGAGCCTTTTTGTCTAGATTTGCGAAAAACCGAAGATTTTTTGGAATTCTTCAAGCTCTATTGTTCTAAAATTGTCAAAAGTATTTAGTTCATCGGGCTTATAGTTATCTGGTGCTATAACTCTATGAAAGTTAATATTTTTATTATCACGTATAACTGTTTTGGTTTGTCTTAACCAATTACCGTAGAATGTTGCGCCTTCATTGCTTCTTTTGTAGTTTTTAGTATCAGCATATAGGTTATTTAATTTACTATTGTTTTCAAGTCCTGCATAATCAAATCCTAGTATATAGATATCTTCGTATTCGTGTTCAGCTGCAAGCCATAATGCTGTAGGACCACTACTCCATCCTTTACTTGGCTGGAAGTAATTTACATTTTTTATATCGCTAAATGCATTATTGTGATTAGACCAAACTTTGTTATTGTTTTGATAGCCACTTCTAGATATCTCAAGTATCATTTTTACATCTACAGCTATTAAATAGTCAGGTGCAAATGTTCTATACAGTGCATTACATCCATATACAGTGCCTAAATCTAACAATGCTTCTGGTTCTATAGCAGATCTACTGGTTCCGTTACCCAATACAAAGGCAACACTAGTATCTTTGTTAGATACAGTCTTCTTTATATCTTGTTTTTGTTTTTGTAGTTGCTTTTGAAGTCTTCTTTGATTGCGTATTACACGCCATTCTTGTTTGGTATATAGAGACTTATCTATTTTGGCCATTAAATAGCACCGCCGGCCTCCGCTTGTGCTGCTATGCCATACATCTGTCTAACAAAATCTAGTTCGTTAGTTATTTCTTCTTGATGCAATTCAGACGCTTTACGTATTCTGTTAAGTTGACCAAGTGTTAGTCTAGTTGCCCTAGTGTCAGTTGCCTTTACTGGGGATTCATCGTGTTGAGGCTCGTAACCTTTGTTGTCTACAGGCTCAATTGTTTCTGGGTCAAAGTAAAATAGTTCTCTAAGTATCATATTGTATTTATACCGTTTGGTCTGTTGTTGGCGTTCCGCCTCCAAGCTCGGTTCCTGTTGTTGTTTCTGGTGGTGTTCCTTCGCCGCCATCTTCGGATGGTACAGAAGCGTCTTCATCTTCTATTCCGCCTAGGTCTGAATCCATGCCTGCACCTGATATACCGCCGCCACGCATCTCTCCTGCGGCGTCAGTTGCTGGTGTTTCTATGTTTTCATCATTTTCTTCTCTCCATAGGCGTTCATTTTCAGCTATTTCTTCATCTGTCATGCCTAAGAAGCGTTTTAATGCAAATCTGTTACTAATATACGGTATTGCACTCATTTGTGTGTAAGTTGGTACACGAGCATTGTCTACTTCTGACTGTCTGTACGATGCAAAGTTCTGTGGTGGTTGGAAAACTAGGTCAAACATCGAAGTATCAACGTTTACACCTTTTTCTAACAAATATTTCTTAAATTCTTGGTCAAATTCCTCAACAAGCATACCTTGTAAGCGTTCACAGTAAGTGTTGAACCTTAATTCTTGTATATATGCTGTTCCGACTCTACCGTCATTGTAC